TAATGCTATGGATAAATTTAGTGATTTTGTAGCATCAAATGTTGGTAATACAAAAATAGTAATTTCAGGTTCTGCTAAAGGAACTACAGCAAATGGATTAAATTATTCATCTGGTTCAGGTACAAACCCACCAACACAGGGAGGTACTTCAGGTACAAAAGTAGAAGGTGGAACAAGTTCAACTACAGAAACAACTGCATTTGTATTAGAAACACTCGCTGATGGAACATTACAAAATAATGCTGACACAACTGCTAGAACAAACAATATATTGATAAGTGGTTCAAAACATAATATTAGATTTGAAGTTCTTTCTAAAAATGATAGTAAAGGTACTTTTAATTTAGCTATTAGAGCTGGTAATGATAATATTAAAAGAAAACAAACTCTTGAAACATTTAATAATTGTTCATTAGACCCTAATTCACCTAACTTTATTTCAAAAGTAGTTGGTGACCAAAAACAAACTGTTAGAACAGAGGGAAGTACTAAATATTTACAATTAACTGGTTCATATCCAAATGCTTCAAGATTCGTAAGAGTAAAAAGTGTAGATACATTAACAACTGATTATTTAGATGAAAACGGAAATATTAGAGTTAGTGCTGCTACAGCTTCTTTACCAAGTGCTGGTAGTGGTTCATCAAATGGTGGATTTAGTGGTGCTACAGGTGGTCATAGTGATTTTGATGCTATAGGTAACCAAACTGGTAACAGAGGTGCTGGAGCTGTTAATTTTTATGATAATATTACACAGACAAATTCACAAGGATTCAACCCAACAGAAGCTGATGATGGACAAGATGCTTATATAGAGGCACTTGATTTACTTGCAAACCAAGATGAGTTTGATGTAAATCTAATCTTAATGCCAGGTATTATCGACTCTTTACATTCAACTGTTTCATCTAAAGCTATTGATGTGTGTGAATCAAGAGGTGATTGTTTTGCAATTATCGATCCAGTTCCTTATGGTTCAACATTGACAGCAGCTACTACAAGAGGTGAAGCTAGAGATTCAAACTTCGCAGCTATGTATTGGCCATGGGTTAAAGTGCCTGATTCACAAATTGCTGGAACTCAAAGATGGGTGCCACCATCAGTAGTATTAGGTGGAATATATGCATTCAATGATAGAGTTGCTCACCCCTGGTTTGCTCCAGCTGGACTGAATCGTGGTGGAATCACAACTGCAATTCAAGCTGAAAGAAAACTAACTCAAGGTAATCGTGATGATTTATATGATTCAAATGTTAATCCAATCGCAACATTCCCTGGACAAGGGGTGACTGTATTTGGACAAAAAACATTACAGAAAAAATCATCAGCATTAGATAGAATCAATGTGAGAAGACTATTAATTAGAGTTAAGAAGTTTATCGCAAGTTCTTCAAGATTCCTTGTATTTGAACAAAATACAGCGGCAACACGAAGAAGATTCTTAGGAATTGTAAATCCATTCTTAGAAAATGTACAAGCTCAAAGTGGTTTAAGTGCATTTAGAGTAGTGATGGATGAAACGAATAACACACCTGATACAATTGATAGAAATCAATTAATAGGACAATTATTCTTACAACCTACAAGAACTGCTGAGTTTATTGTATTAGACTTTGTAGTTCAACCTACTGGTGCTGCTTTTCCAGAGTAATAGTTAGTTTAAATAACTAAATTAAAGGGATTTATTTAAATATAAATCCCTTTTTTTTATATTTATTGATATTTATATATGAAAGTAAAGGTTTAAGTATTTAATAGGAGAAATAAAATGCCTGAATTGTTAGAACCACAAGATATAATGTTTACCCCTTTTGAGCCAAAGCTCAAAAATAGATTTATTATGCAAATCGATGGTATTAATGCTTATTTGATTAAATCAATGAACAGACCATCATTAGAATCAGATGAAGTGATTTTGGAACATATGAATGTAACGAGATATGTTAAAGGTAAGTCAAGATGGCAACCTTTAGAAATTATGTTATATGACCCAGTTGTTCCATCAGCTGCTCAACAAGTGATTGAGTGGATTAGATTACACCACGAATCAGTTACTGGTAGAGATGGATATTCTGATTTTTACAAAAAAAATATTACATTTAACCTTTTAGACCCAGTTGGAGCTGTGGTTGAAGAATGGGAACTAAAAGGTGCGTATATTCAATCTGCTAATTTTGGTGATTTGGATTTTGCATCAAGTGATCCTGTTGAAATATCATTAACATTAAGATATGATTACGCTGTCCTTAAATTCTAATAAATACTTGAACTAATATATGAAAGAACCCTTGAATAAAAATCGAGGGTTTTTTTATTTTATATATATTTATATATGGAGATGTTAAAATGAAAACAACATTTGAAGAAATAATAGAAATAGTTTTAGAACACGAAGGTGGTTATGTGAATGACCCTGATGATGCTGGTGGTGAAACCAAGTATGGAATCGCTAAAAGATGGTATCCTGATGTGGACATTAAAAATCTTACCAAAGAACAAGCTAAAAAAATATATCATACAGACTATTGGAGACGAGGTAAGTGTGATGAAGTTCCTCCACAATTAAGACATATTTATTTTGATATGTGTGTTAATTTTGGTAGAAGAGGAGCTGTCAAGGTTTTACAACAAGCTGCTAATTCTAAAAATAGAGACAAAATAGATGTAGATGGTGGAATAGGTCCAGCTACATTAAAAGCCATACAAAATATCAGTGTAGATAGAGTAAGGGCTTACAGAGTTTTAAGATTTGCAAACATAGTTATAGACAAACCTAGACAAGAGAAATTTTGGTTAGGTTGGTTCAGAAGAGCTATAGAAGTTTAAGTTATATAGGAGACAAAAAATGTCAGAAAATAAATTTCCAACAGAAATAATTGATTTACCAAGTGAAGGTAGATTATATCCAAAAGAACATCCACTATCGAGTGGTAAAGTTGAAATAAAATATATGACAGCTAAAGAGGAAGATATATTGACATCACAAAACTTAATTAAAAAAGGTGTGGCAATTGATATGTTGATAGATTCATTAATTGTTAATAAAGATATTAAGTTGGATGATTTAATATTAGGTGATAAAAATGCTTTAATGGTAGCAGCTAGAATATTAGCCTATGGGCCAGAATACACTTGTCAAGTTACAAACCCAAATACAGGTGAGACAATTGAATATACTTTTAATTTAGCTGATTGTCCATTTAAAAAATTACCAGATGACATCACAGAAAATAAATTTAAAATCACACTACCAGTTTCTAAAAAAGAAATAGAGTATAAAATACTTACAGGTGGTGATGAAAAAAATATAGAAAAAGAATTAAATGCTCAAAAGAAAGTAAATTCTCAGTTTAAACCTGAATTAACCACTCGTTTAAGATATTTAATTATTTCAGTAGATGGTGATGATTCACAATCTACAATTAACAACTTTGTTCAAAATATGTTAGCAAGGGATTCATTATTTTTTAGAAATTCCATACAAGACATTCGATGTGATATTGAATTAAAACAACAAGTAGAATTTGGAGGTGATGTGGTTGAGGTAGATATACCTTTAACCACTGAGTTTTTTTGGCCTAAAACCATCTAATCGTAAAGATATACATCAACAAATATTTCAAATAATTTATCATAGTGGAGGTGGTTTTGTTCACTCCGATTTATATACTATGCCTATATATTTAAGAAACTTCTATTATAATGAATTAGTTACAACTCGTAAAAAAGAAAACGAGGAAATTAGAAAAGCTAATCAAAAATCAAAACCTAAAATGAATCCAAGATTTAAAAGGTAATTTTTCACATCTTTGATATTTATATATGAATAGATACATCTAATTAGGAGAGTATTATGTCAAAGAAAAAATCATATATGAATTACAAAAATGTTTTATTAGAAAACAAATTCATTGATGCATTCAAACATTTACTTGGATTTAATAAAGCTAAATTACCGAAACTTTCAGGTGAAGAAAAAAAACTAATGAAAATCCCAGCTATAAAAAAATTAGTTACATCATTTTATTCAGATTATGAAAAACTTAAAAACGATACTAACAGAAGAATACAAAAACTAAAAGACAAGGGCGTTGATATAGATTTTATGGAATAATAATATGGCTAGAGATGAACAAAAAATAAATGATTTAATAGAGGAAAGAAATCGACTTGAAGCTGAATATGGTGAATTGCTTGAAAAAAATGAGGGAAGAAGTAAAGCAGCGGTTAAAAACAGAAAAGACCGTTTAGCATTAGACAAAAAAATTACAGCTGAACAATCCAAACAATCTGAAATTGAAGAAAAACGAGCTCAGACTGGTAAATCTATAGAAAAAACTCTTGCTGGTGCTGCTAAAAAACAAAGACAAATAAAAGTTACTGCAAAAGACTCATTTGGTTTATCCACTAAAGTTAACCAAGCCGCACAAAAACAATTAGAAATCACTAAAGACAATGTTATAGAGGGAAGAATTAATTTAAATTTAGCTTCAAAATTAAATGATATTGGTGAAGATTTAATTGCACAAAATTATGATTTAGAAGGTATTCAAGCATCTCAAAGAGATTTAAAACAAGAGTTAGCAGATTTAGGTGCAGATGCTACAGAAGAAGAAATAGAAGCTATAAAAGGAAAACAAAAAGTATTAGCATTAGAAAGTAAAAGATTAAAAATAGAAGGACTTAAAAATCAAGCATTAAAAGAAGCTGATAAAGTAACAGGTGGTATGGCTTCTAAAATAACTGGTATGGTGGGTCATGTCAAAAAAGTAGGTGTTGGTTTTGCAGCCGCAGGACTAGCAGTGGGCCTTATTGGAGCTGGTATAAGTCTTGCTGTTAAAGCAGTGAGATTTGTTTCTGGAATAATTGATGAATTAGGTGCAAATTTTGGTGCTGTAGCAACACGAAGTGCTGAATTTAAAGACACTATGATGGACGCCTCTGTTGAGGTTGTATCCATTGGTAAAGGAACAAAAGATGTAGTGGAAGTAACTCAAGAATTATCACAAAATTTTGGTTTGAGTTTCAATGAAGCTGCTAAAATGAGTGATAAAATATTAGATAGTGCGGTTGGTATGGGACTAACTAATTCTGAAGCTGCAAAATTATTTGGAACACTTATGGTTATGGGTGACTTGACAGCTCAACAAGCTGAAAGGTTCGCAGAAAATACTTATCAATTAGCTGCTCAAAATGGTGTGGCTCCAGTAGCTGTTATGAAAGATATAGCTAATAGTTCAGAAATGATTGCTGAATTTGGTTCTGACAATCTTGAATCACTTACAAACGCGGCTATTCAAGCTAGAAAAATGGGATTAAATTTAAACACTGTAAAAAAACTTTCTGATAGTTTATTAGATTTTCAAACATCAATTAAAAATGAAATGGAAGCTTCGGTGATGATTGGTCGAAGAATTAATTTAAACTCAGCTAGAAAATTAATGTTTGAAGGAAAATCATCAGAAGCTTTAAATGAAGTTATAAAACAAATGGGTGGAATAGATAAGTTTGAAAAACTTGGCATAGTGCAGAAAAGAAGTGTTGCAAGATTAGTTGGTATGGAGGTAAATGAAGTTACAAAACTTTTAAGTAAACAAGACCAATCAATTAAAAAACAAAAAACATTTAATGATATAATGGGTGAAGAGGGTTTAAGTTCTTTAACATCATTGATAAACAAAGTTACAGAATTAGGAAAAACATTTCTTTTAGAATTTGGAGCTCCATTGGAAGAATATTTAGGTGATTTTGAAGATAAATATTTTACTGAAGATGGTATGGAAACACTAAAAGGTAGAATACAAGACTTTGGAAAATCATTAGTAAAGGTAGGTGAAGAAATTGCAGACGCATTTAGCTTTATGGCAACTCTTGCTACAGTGGGAATTGGTATGTCAGCTGGTGCTAAAACGGGTGGAATTATTGGTTCATTTTTTGGACCAGCTGGAACTGGAATTGGTAGTATAATAGGAGGACTACTTGGAGGATTAATTGGATATGCTGCGGGTCCAGATTTTAGTGGTGGTGCAGCAGAACCGACTACAACTACAAATAATGATGGTTCTCATACGATAGTCACTCCAAGAGGAATCAAAATAAAAACAAATCCAGACGATGTCTTAACGGGTTCAACAAGGGTTAATGATTTTATAAGTGGTCCTCCAGGAAGTATGCCAATTGGAGGTAATAACAGAGAAACAATTGGACTATTAACTAAAATTGTTGAACAAAATGAAACTTTAATAAATGAAGCAAGAAGAGGGCCTGATAGAATGGTAGCAGGTCTTGGAGATTTATAATGAGTTTATCAAATCTAAAAAGTGTGTTTGAAGATGAAATTAAATTTAGAACCGAAGAGTTTGTATTTAATAGAGTTGATGGAATTAATGACTCTAATTTAAATTTCAACACATCAGTTCCATTCACTCATGGTAATTTTTCCATTGATATAAAACCTCCAATATTAGACACTTTATTAAGAGGACAAATTTATAGACCAGTAGGTTCTTTAAATTCAAGTGTTAGTGCTGAAATATTTTTTATAGATAAAAATAAAGCAGATGTAGAACAACCATATTTAAAAGAAACTTTTGACCCAAGAATCCAAAAAAATACTCGTATGTCACCATTTTTAAATACAAATTTAAGT